CTGCACAGGCCTTGTCTCTAAAAACCTTATAGGTATCACAAATGATGGGTTTGTTGCCTTCCCAGCAATGGATCAGCATGGAAATACAATCGTCGGCGCTCATCGTAAAACGGCAAACGGAAAATGGATCTATACGGATGGTGCCAAGGCCGGATGGTATCCCTATGTCATGGGTAACACTCGCACCGCAGAGCAGATTTACTTTTTTGAAAGCCAATGGGATGCCATGACAGCCGCCGATTCCCTGGAATGGTTAGCTGATGATGCTGATGCCTTCGCCTCGATTGCCTTTGTCAGTTCGAGGGGTGCTAAAAACACAAAGGTTCTGGAAAACGTGCCAATGTCACCGAAGGCAAGGTTAATCATTGTTCCCCAGCATGATGATATAGGTAAGGAGTGGTCTGATGCGGTGATCGAGATCGTCAGAAAAAAATACGAACGAAGCCCTTATCTGGTCAGCTTTCCAAACGAATACAAGGATCTCAATGATTGGGCAAAGGCAGGCAATAATAGCCTAGCAATCTGCCGTGCTGTAGAGACGCCAAAACGTCTGATGCGTGGAGAACTTCCATCTCCTGATGATGGAATGAGTTTTGTAAAAGATGATATAGCTATCCCTCCGGAGTTGGTTGCTGGCGTCCTTCACAAGGGAACCAAGATGGTTCTCGGAGGACCATCCAAGGCATACAAGACATGGGCGCTACTCGATCTGGCCGTTAGCGTGGCTACTGGTAGCGATTGGTGGGGGTTTCCTTGCGTCAAAGGTAAGGTTATTTACCTGAACTTTGAAATCCCTCGTCCGTTCATGCGTAAGCGTCTTGAGGCCGTCCTCGAAGCCAAGGGCGTCAAGCTAGAACCAGGGCAACTAGAAATATGGAACTTGCGAGGATATGCCGGCTCTTTTGAAAAACTATCTACCGATATTGTGGATCAGCTTAAAGAGGCAGAATATGTGCTGTCTATCATTGATCCGACCTACAAGGTGATGGGTGATCGTGACGAAAACTCTGCTTCAGACATGAATAATTTGATGAATACGTTCGAGCAACTTTGCCACTCTACAGGTGTTTCAGTTGCTTTTGGATCTCACTTTGCCAAAGGAAATGCCTCCGGAAAGGAGGCCATCGACCGAATTAGCGGGTCAGGAGTAACTGCCCGCGATCCTGACTCGATCCTGACACTTACACGACATAGCGCCGGAGATGCCTACTTCACCGCAGACTTCACGCTACGCAACTTTCCGCGTGTGGATCCCTTCGTCCTGATGCGTGAACATCCCCTCATGATCAGGTGCCCTGATCTTGATCCTAACGATCTCAAGCAGCCGGAGCGGATGCAGAAGGACAAAGGCCCAAGACGCAGGGGGGAATCTAGTGAGGATAAGGAAGAAAAGCGGATTGCAAAGCTCCTAAAGACTTGCAGGGTGACTTTAGAGGCATTGACCCACCCAATGTCTCCAAAAGAGTGGATGGAGAAGTGTGAAAAAGCCGATATTCCCAAGAGAACTCACGAAAACCATAAAAAAGCCCTCCGTGAAGAGGGCTTCGTCATCTTGGATGAGGATAAGGGGCTATGGTCTAGGTGCTGATGATCTCCTTTAGCTTCTGGATCTCGTCGCAGAGATAGCGGAGGCAGTCCACGATCAGAACATGGTTATGGATGTCAGCGGCACTTGATGCCTCGCAAGTCAGGTAGTCTAGTTCCTTTTCAAGAGGCATCTCCTCCTGCTTTGGGGCATTATTGGGGCATAACGGGCGGCGAGTGCGGAGGCGGAAAAACTTAAAAAGTTCCGAATAACCTCCAATCATGGAATCCATCACAGGTTCGTATTGAGCTTCTCCCTTGTATCGACACTCATCCCCCTCTTGGATCACCTCGTCTGGGCCAAGCTCTCGCCATTCGGGAGCGTAGTGCCTATCTTCTTCTCTCAATTCCTCAAGAACCTTGTCTAATACCTTTGACTCTTCAGCAGTAGGTTCACGCAAATAGATGGTTGGTTCCTCATCAACTGCTTTTCCGCAATCTTCGCAGATGTCACCCATAGGATCAATTCGGCTAAAATAAGTTCCAGAAGTGCTACCACAATGCGGGCATTTCCAATCGTTTTCTTGTTCCTCTAGCGCAGTGGCGAGTCGGGCTTCTGCTTTGAGTTGTTTTAGTTCAGTTTCAAGCTCTTCATGCTCTCCCCTAAAAACAGGGATAAGGCAGTCCAAAGATTTATCCGCAATCGCAATAGCTCGGTTCATAAGCTTACGGAGCCTTGCGACCTCGTTGGTTTTCTCGGCAAGTTGCTTTCTGTAATCTCGGCAAGCGTCCAATGCCTTACTGAAATCAGCAGACCGATCACACAGAGCATGATAAAGCTCTACTGAATCAGATTGTGCGGTTAGCATGGTCTGTTTTGATGAAACTTCGGCCTCGTTGTCGGTGTCGTTGCTCGTTGTCATCGGTGAATTGTATGCGTTCGTTGACATACTAGCTGTGAGTAATAATTAGGCTTTATTAGCTTCGGGTAATAGTTCTGCAAGGTGGTGAAGTTGTTGAATTAGTGCCTCGGCTTTCTCTGCTCGTTCTTTCCAATGTGCGGCCATCATGTCGCCGCGTCTTGCGGCATCCATGAGCATCTCTTTGAGCCTTGCGACCTCGTTTTCGGGTGTCTGTGGGTTCATTTGGTTTGTTGGTTGATTTTGTTCGCGATACCTATCGGCGAGTCTGTGAGCTGTAAAGGCGGTCAGCTTTGGTGTTTGGAAAGGAACTTTTTCTAGCTCAAAAAGGACTTTATCAAAAAGCTCCCTGAGCCTTGCGACCTCGTTGGTTTTTTCGGAGAGCTCGCGTTCTAGCTGGCGGGAGGTTTCTACTGGCACTACAAAGGCCTTTAAGCCCATGACCTCGCAAGCCTCATCCGTCCTAGGCGTTTGTGTGGTGTCGGGGTTCATAGTTTTCTCCTTAAAAACTCGTCCACTTGTTTCCTTTTTTTACTTTCAACGGCTTTTGATGCTTTAAGAATACACTCTGCAAAGCCGTCGCTTCGTCGATGCTGGAAGGTTGCGATCACCTCGCTATTAATCCGGACCTCATAATTCCGGATACCCATAACGTCTTTAGGGTCTCCCCCTCCAACATTGACGATTGCGATCATGATTTTTTAATCAGAGTGTTGCTTTTCCCAAAGCGTCTGCTTGGGTGATTTCATTGGGCTACCCTTAACGTAGGGGGTCTTCATGGATCCCTTCAGTGACATGGGTGATGGTTTGAACTTTGCAGATGCTTTTCCTTTGCCCCCTTTAATCTTCATGGGGTTTGGTCTTCCTGATGATTTCATGGGATTACAGAGTTGGCTTTGTGGTGACAGAAGGGGCAGTATCGCCTTGGTCGGTGACGGCCTCTGCCTGGGACGTAGGAGGGACAACTCCACCTGCTCCGGTGATCTCTGCAACAGGGACGCCAGTAGCGGCGCTAACCTCTGCGAGTGATTCAGGATGGATCTCGCTTGCGGAGATCTCCGGCTTCTCTCCGGTGACTTCCTGATGATGTGCAAAAAGCTCTTTAAGAGCATTCAGCAACACTTGGTAGTCATGCTTGATACCAGAGGCGGCCTCGGAGAGGACGTTCTCCACCTTTGTTATGATGTTTTCTGACATGATGTTTGTATGGGTTGGTTGATCCTTAATGAAAAAGAACCTAGATGGATCAGTTCTAGGTTCTTGAGTTAATCGCGGAACGACGGAGGTATTCCGTCATGCCACGCTTTGCAGATTTTGCAGTTATAGGGACGTTGATGCTTGGGAAGCCGACCTGCCTTTCGCTTGTTATCCCATGATTGAGTCGCGGCCTGTTTGTGTGGAAACGTAGCCATTCCTCTACAGGAGTTCTTTTTCTTGGGCTTCTCCTCACTCCATTCGTCATCGTAATCACTCATGATCTTCGGTCTTTAGAATGCGTTCATAACGATCCCTCGTGACAACTTGAGCGCCGAAACGATGGATGAGGATAGCCGCGATAAATTGATCCGATTCATCGTCAAGAGATCCCGGATATTCTCTGTGAATACGGAGCATTTCACCTGCGATGCGTTTAGCTTCCTTGCGTCCATTCCAGGTAAGGCGATTAGAATGGGATGTCATCCTGCGCCGTTGATGCAGAATGCACGGCGCGAGGTGCTACCGGAGCGGGTGCGGGCTTCGGAGTCGTGTCCAGATCGCGCCAGTTGCCAATGATGACGCCTTTGACGCCACTCTCCCTCTCGGCCTTGCTGACATCCTGGACAATGAAGCCTTGATTGCCGTGCTTGTCGGGTCCGTCCTTGTTCTCAAGGAGAGCGCAGGAAAGATACTTCGGGATGCCTCCGTCACTCTGACGAGGCTTTCCCTCGAAGAGGCGGTGTTTTTCAATCTTGGTTACGTCGATGCTTACTTTAATCATTTTTAGTGTAGGTGTTAGGGTTTTGTCTGTTAATGGAATCTGGAATGGAAAATGTGGATAATTGCCGCCGATATGATGAAACAGCAAAGAAAGTGAAATAGTTCACGCAACACGGCGATAACGTGGTTGAAGTGGCACCTTCGAGGTCAAGTGCATGAGAAAGGCCGGCCAGTTAAGATTAGGACGATCTCCCTCGTATATTTTGGAGGGGATAGGGTATTTGTGCCTGGGGCATACCAGTCCCTCGAAGATCATAATTTTTTCGTTTTCTCCGGACTGATGGATCTCCTCCACTAGGAAGGATTCGCTTAAATTGAGTTTCATTGAATTGTGGTGGTTAGAGTTGAATTGTAGATGGACGCATGGCAATGAGGATTGCCCCCTCGATGACATCCTTCGGATCTTCATTGAACCGATATGCATGACACAGAGGACAGAAGGAGGCCTCGGAGCGGATAATGCTTTCGCAACCTTCGCAGACTTTGAATCCGGTTGGGTTGCTTAAAACGATTGCGGCTCGTCTTTGCCTGTCTTCTGTCTGTTGTTCTGACATTCATGGGAGTGAAGCGTCAAGCGAATTGATCTGCAAGGATCATAATGTTCGGATCGGTCGTGGGGTGATCGAGGCTTGCCATCAAGTGATCGACGCATTCATTGAAGGAGTTCCACCCTTTTGGGGATCCTTCAAGGAAATTGCTAGGCATCTTCGTGATCTTCATGAGGTTTTTCCATGTCATCATGGTAGCGCCGGACGCCCTGGCTCGTTGCAAGGCCTCTGCCATATTCTTGGCAAGTGCCAGTTGGTAAGGGGTGAGGGGAGTCATTTGTTTTTTATGTATTCCATGATTTCTTCTTCAAGAATTTCTTTTTTTTCTTCAGGCGTATATGTCCAACCATTTCTTTGTTCTCTTATTTCCCACCGTTCGATTGCCCATCGTGTTTTTCTTAAAGCATTTTTTTGGATACAAGAAATATATCTGTTTGAGACTTTTAATATTTTTGCCAAAGAATTTGATGATTTATGGGTCCCCTCATATCCAAACTTGGAAATAAAAACTTCCATTTCTTTTTTTGAAAGAACAGTTTTTATATTTAATGGTTGGGGGTTTGTTTCTATTTTTGACTTTTTAATTAACCTTTTTGCTATTTTTTTTCTTTCTAATAAGACTCTTTTAATAAAAATATCTACTTCTTTTTTTAGGAATTTAGTGGCGTGATTATTTCCACCCTTGATAAATTCACTATACAAAATATCCGATATTTTTGAGGTCATGCGAAGAAAAGAAGATAAGTTAGGATTTCGTGCTGATCGCATTGCGTCTTTACCCTTCTCTCGTCTGCAATATCCTCGCCTCGAAGGATGTCAGGAATGGAGTCGTAGATAGACCATTTGTTGTCGGGGGATAGGTATAGGGTCCACCTTGTCCAGTAATCGCCCTGTGCCTTGATCTTCCATCCGTCTGCCCAAGATGTCTTCTCAAGGATGTATCCTTTGGAACGAAGCGCCCTTGCCATGTTGCGAAAGTAAGTGAAGCGGGTTCTCTCCGGGGCTTTCCATGAAACAAGATCCCATTCTCCATGATCGTTTCGGGTGTAGGTTGCTAGGCCTCCGTTAAGTTCAAGTGTCTGTGTCATGATGCTTGCGTGTTCGTGATTGCGTTTGCCAGTTGGTTGATTCTGTTCTCAATCTCTCCCTTGTCGTCCAGGGGTTCTATGCTCTCATGTGCGAAGTGGCTTACTGCCGCTCGAAGTGAGAGCTTGGTGATTCTCATGCCATGCTTTCGGTATAGCCTGAGTAGTGCGTCGGTGATTGCGTCGATTTCGTTTTCAGGATTATCCATAATCAATTCAGGTTAAAGATAGCATCGAGGTGTGTATCCCTTGATCGTTCTGGCCTTTCCAATTCTTTGAGCATGAGTTTTAAGCGGGCAAGATCTTGGTAGATCTCTTTTGCCCTGCCTGTGCTTATCCTAATCTCGTCCAGGTTGTGATGCCTCGATAGCTTTAAGCACGAAAAGAAAAGCGGTTCGATGCTGTGAACAAAGCGCTGGGTTTCGGTTGCTATGTTCATGGTTGAGTTGCCTTGGCGATTGCGGCTCGTGCTGTCTCAATTACTTCGGCGTTCAAGTTGACGATATGCGCCGCGTGTTTCAGTTCTTCGAGCGTGTCTTGCAAGGCATAAAGTAGTTCCGGAGAGGCGGCGATGAGTCGGGCGTTTGCCAATGCTTCTTCATGCGTTCTTGCTCCGGTCGCGTGAACTCCATCAACCGATGCTATGGACGTATAATTTCCGTAAATTTTAAGAGGGTTATCTTCTCCTTGGGTCCAAATGGTTTGAGTGTGTTGTGTTGTCATGTGATTAGTCCCGGTTGATTGCGTTCAGTTCACAAACAAAGGCGTCTTTGGTTGCGTGCAGAAAGGCCGTATGGAATGAAACGTCCTTCTCTAGGTAATCCCCTTCCGAATCCATTGCATTCCAGGTAACTCGCCTGCGGTATCCACCGAGGCCTGGAAGGATTTGTGGAATGAGTGAGTATCGAAACTCACCCACCTCGATGTATGGCATTCCCATGTGCCTTTTTACTTCGTAATCCATGCCGGTCCTGTCGATGGGATTGGAGTATTCAGCGATGCTTCGGTGACAAAGGATTTCCAATGCCCTGCTAACCTCGTCAAAGTGATTAAGAGAGGACGGAAACATGATGTCGTCCGTAGTCAGGATCTTGCCATCAGGATAATCAATCTGTGCTTTGATCCCTGTGAATTTGCTGGCTCGAAGGTAAGCGATTGCAACCTTTGTCGATACTTCAATGGAAGAACACGATTCCTCGGTGAAGATGCAACGCCCGATCTCGTTAATCGGTTCCGCAACGATGATACCCATGCCAATGGTGCGGTTGGTATCAAAGGCGCTTTCCCATGCACTTTCCTCTGTATCGGTTAAGCATTCCGAACTACTCCGAGCGTAGTAACTATCGCCTGTTTCGATGTTGGTGATCTTGATGTTCATAGATTCTTGAATTGATGAGTGAGTGATTAGGAGGCCAAGTGGACGTTGCTATCTTCGATGTTGCGGCATCCGCTTTCGTATGCGTCATGCCCAATTACTCCATGCTCGTAGAGTAATGCGTTAGTCTCATTAGTGTTTGCCTCGATCCTGCATTTCTCGATCTCTGCCAAGGTCTCCAGGCGCTTTGCGGAAAACCGAGATGCGGTTTCGATCAATTCAAACTTCATTTTGCTTAAACTGAATGTCTGTAGGCCGCGCCACCCTGCTTCGTATGGTGCAGTTACAAGGAAATATCCCTTGCGGCTCTTGTGATAACTCACGCTAATTTGCGAGAATTGGTTATTACCTTCGGGGATGTCTTTAATGACAATGCTCGTATTCATGGTATTGATGCGTATGGATTAGTTTCTGAATGCGATTGCTATTTCGGTGTATGCGATTTTTATTTCGGATTCTGATGTCAGGATTAGGTCAACGTAGGTTCCGTTGTCGCGGATCTCCTCTTCCTCCTCCGGAGTTTCGGCATTGTTCTCGATGTGCGTATTGATCATCTCGATATCGAACTCGATGCGTGCCCCCTCCATGGTTTTGTTTGTGAATGCCATAGAGACGTTCTCCTCGTCGGGAATGCGTCCGATGACTACTAGGTGCTTGTGTTTCATTTGTTGTGTCTGTTGTTGGGTTGTGTCTGTTACTTTCCGGCGTAGGCGCGAGCCATAGCCTTGTCGTGGTTGCTGATGAAGATGCTGAAGGTGATCACCGCGAATGGGAGCGATGTCCAAAAGATTGCAATGGCAAGGTTGCGTAGGAGTTTCATTAGTATGTAGCGCAATAGGTGTTGAGAAACGTAGGAACCGCATCGGCCTGGAACCTGAATTGCAATCCGTGGTGCCACACGATTACGTCCTCTCCCTTCAACGGAACACGAGCGCCGTAGATGGACGTAACGAGGTTTTCCGATTTGCCAAAGGTGAGTGCGGTGCAACCTCCACCTGTCTCGATCACACGCCAGTCGGTGCCGGAGATGTCAAGCGATGTGTCGGGAGCAATCTGATGTTCCAAGATCTCTTCGCCCTCTGCCCATGCAAGCAGGTTTGCGAAAAGGTTGTCGGGAAGGACATCCCCAAGCAATTCCTCACCGGAGGCCTCCTCAAAGTCAAATACCTCGTCGATGTGAATCTGAATCGTCTCGGTGTTGCTCTCGTTCTCGTATGTCATGAGCGCCGGAGAGTCGCCATTATCGAGATCAAACGTGATCAGGCGCGAGGCCTCCTGCGTTGTGTATGTGGTCATAGGGTTGCCAAATGTGGGGTTGTCGATGTGTTTCATGTAGGTGTGAGATTTGTGTCTGTTAGTCAATTATCTCGGAAAGAAGCACAGAAAGGATGTGTTGCTTCGTGGCCTTGCGAGCGGCACGTTTGCGGCGTTTGTTTTCTTTGTCGCGCTCGATGGCGGCATTCATGATGTCGCGGATCATCTCGACGTATGCCCAACGTGCGTTTGTTCCCTTGGGCGCTCCCTGCAGGAATTGACTTGGAGCGGTGGTGATCTGTGCCAGATTTTCGGCGTTGATATATTCAGTTCCGGCGGCACGAGCTTTGCGGATTGCAACAAGCAGGTTCTTCGCTAGCTCCTGCTGGAATGGAGTCATGTCTTCGAGTTTCATTGAGTCTTGGATGTAGTGTTTATCTAGCTTCGGCGTCCAATGATCGTTTGATCTTTTTTCACCTTGGGTAATCTTTTACACGCGCCGAGAAAAAAGATCAATATGTTTTTTATCTTTTTTTGCGTTCTGTCTGTTTCCCTATTTGCACCCGCTCGATCCCTGCAGGAAAATCGCCCGATGATCCCAACACCTCGAACCGATCAACTCGTATCCCCCAACGGATGCCTAGCCACCTCGATCCTCGAACACGCCCGGATTCTCGAACGCGAGACGATCCAACTCCAGGCCGATCGGAAGCATCTCATCGAGCTAGGCCTTGAACTCGTATGGGAACTCATTCACCTCACCGGAAAACCCATCCACCTCGAACACGAGCGAAAACTCTCCGAGATGAGTGTCCTCAAGGCTATCGAATGACAAAGGAAATCCCCAAGAAAGGTTTTGTCAGGGAGGACGGATTTATCTTCATCAAGATGAACCGGCATTCCAATGGCAAGGAATACCCAATGTTCATGTCACCTCTGGCATTGGAAAAGCAACGCCAAAGAGTCCGAGAATGGCGTGCTAATAATCTCGATTATTCAAGAGAGTTAGTCCGAGCATGGCAACAACGTCGGAGGGATTTGCGAGAAGCCAAAAAAACGGAGCAAAAAGAGCAGGGTGCTATCGGATCACCCAAAACGAATAAAAACGAGCAGAAAGGCCGTTTACGAGCGAAAGGCGAGGTTTCTAGGGAATGCTCCGGTATCCCCAATAACTCCATTTCGAGATCTCCACGATCCAGTGCCAAAAATCAATCCAGTGCAAAAATGGCACCAACTGGGAATGGCATCGGGGTAGGTCTAGTGCCATTAGTGCCATTTCAGGGTATCCCCCTACGGGGGATATACCCTATAAAATTGGCACCACTTGGCACCACGACCAACCCTCACTCGGTGCCATTTGCGGAATTGGCACCAGAGCAATCTAATAAAAAAATAAATAACAAATCAAAGAATCAAAAAAAATATCAAAAAAATAAGATTTTATGAAAAAGGGAACCAAAACAGACACACAGGAGCATTTCCAAAACCCAGCCGAAATTCTGGCACAGGACGCAAACGGAGAAAAGGCCGTAATTGGGTCAAAAAAAACCCTCGCACGCGCGTATAACGAAAAAACGAAGGAAAGTCAACCAAATAGAGGCTCTTTTAAGAAGCGATTAAGCGATTTACTCGATGATGGAGATCTGGACGAAGCGGTTGAAACCATCAGAGGTGCTATGAAGGCCAATAAAACGCACTGGGACGGCGTTGCGAAGCGTATGGTGGAGGAACCAGACTTCCGGATCAGGCTCGAAGCCAGCAAAACCATCTTGGCCTACAAGGAGGGAATGCCGGTGCAACGCCAGGTAGTGATGCAGGAGTCGTTCGAGAGCCTTCGAGATGCGATCTTGGCCGCCGAACATTCCGACGAAGCCAAACGCATTATCGAGACAGAGATGTTAACGCTCAAAAACTGGGACAGCGCCCCACCATCAGAGTAAAAATCCCACTAGCGACAGGTCATGAACCTTTTTTTGCAAGTTTACAGAGTAAAATGGCACGTTAGGCCTATTCATGCCGTCGATTATCTGTAGTTATTACCAACCTAGTCACCCATACCAACAGGACCCGACCATGAAACAATCCAAGCGTACCGCCCCGGAGATCCCGCAATCCACCCCCAATCCCGACGATTCTGACATCGAGGCATCGCGATCCGGATCGGCATCGAGAGAATCGCTTGGCAAAACCGCGAACCCCCCTGCCGTCTCCGCTTTTGATCGCTCCGCCGAAAACGATAAACTGAAATTTATTGTGAGGTCTTCTCCTCTTGTCTGGATGGAGATCTTTGGACGCATTCTGGATAAATCTGGACAAATCGTGGCACCCAAGGCGAATGAGTATCAACGAAAGATTGTTCAAGCGTATCTGTACGCACAGAAACACAAACGCCCCTGCCGTCTCATCTGTTTGAAGCCTCGACAGAAAGGGTCATCTACAATTTCAACCGCACTGGCCTACACACACCTCCGCAATTTTAGGGCGGCGGCGTGTTTTGTTGGTAACAAAGATAAGACGACACAGAACCTTTTGACGATGTTGCGTCGGTATAATGACAGCGACAAGTTTGTGTGGGGAAATAGTGGAAAGGTGCTGGCAGAAGGAGGAAACTGGACACATGGAAGTAGGGTAGTATCTGAAACTGCCGGTGCTAGTGATCCAGGACGAAGCGGAACCTTTCAGGTTTTGCTATGCTCGGAAGTGGCGCATTGGAGTAGCGATGGTGTCAGGAGTGCGGACACGATCCTGAATGGCCTTTTGAATTGTACGCCATACCTTCCGGATACGATGGTTATCATGGAAAGTACGCCCAATGGTGCGGCTGGGGCATTCTATGAGCGGTATCAGAATGCGATTTCGCTAGAGGATTTTCTCTCTGGAAAACCTAGCGATGGGTATGTGCGAATTTTTTCGCCTTGGTTCGAGTTTGCGGATTCCGAGGATAAGCTAGACCCCCCTGCCGCCTCCGCTTTGGAGGCTACTCTGACCTATGAAGAAAAGGAAATTATGACGCGATACAATTTGCGTCTGGGGCATATCAGCTACCGCAGGAGAACGATCGCTACAGAATGCCAAGGTGATCCAAGGATGTTTAATCAAGAGTATCCCAGCAACGAGGAGGATTGTTGGTTGGCCTCCGGGCGTCTCCGATTTGATGGGCAGGGGATGAAAGCAATCGAATCAAAGATCAGATCATCGGCACCGGCAAAAGGTGTTCTCGATGCACAGGGAAATCGTGACACTCTTATCTGGCGTGCTACGGATGACAATGAGGCGGTGTATCATGTCTGGGAGCAACCGAGGAATGGGTGTTCATATTTGCTTTCGGTGGATGTGATGACTGGATCTCAGGCAAGCGGAAAGGATCCTGATTGCCATGCGGCATTGGTATTGCGTGCTCCCTACGTCATGAATGGAATGCAATATCCGGCGGCGGTAGTGGCTAGGATTGCGCCTCCTTGCCGGTACGATCTCGATGTGCTTTCAAATCTTGTGGTGCGATTAAGCAAGCACTATGGGAATTGCTTGATTGTTCCGGAGGTCAACGGCCCTGGTCTGGCATTGATCGAGTTGTTACGGCAATACTCGGACATTCATATTTATCGCCGGCAGGCATTTGATCAGATGACAAGCCAGACATCCGAGAAACTTGGATGGCAGACAAGCGATGGGGCAGGGAGAACAGGGAACAGGAGTATGTTGATTGAAAGACTTGCGGCGGCGATCAGGGATCAGGAGATTGACATCTGGTGTCCTAGCATCTTGTCGCAAATGCGGGCGTTCATTGTCACGGACAAGGGAAAGGCCGAAGCACTGCATGGGAAACATGACGATGATGTGATGAGCCTAGCAATCGGGTATTTTTGCTTGAGTGGAGCCACTACTAAAACCGAAGCACAGGTTGTGCGTCAGATCCCAAGGGATCTTGCAACGGCACTTGTAAGATCCGGGCAACCTAGTTTGTCACGGCAATTTTCTTGATTTGCGTCTTCGATTGGAATACATCACAGACTATGGGACGCGATAACAGACCTGATAATGTTTCTCCTGATTATCAGGGGAAAAGATTGCGTCAGGGGGCTACTGGAAGAGGAGGTTGGAACAAACCAGATCCATCGAACCCAAAGGCAAACATGGTGGGAAGTCCCAACATTTTTGAAGACAATTCGGAGTTTATGGCTCCGCTAAAGAAAAAAGATAAAAGAGTGAGCTAACCATAAACAGATTGATTGGCGTCTGTTTATTGTTTATGTCGGTTGGATGGCAGACACGCAAAATCCTCCTCAATTTGCCCAGGGACCTGTTTATGCGTCTAACCCTGCATTGATGACGAATGGTTATGTCCCGCCACAGCAGGTAAATGGATCTGCATCGCCAACACAATTTTCAGCACCAATTTCTACTCCTTATTATAGAAATATGATGGAGTCTAAAATGGATGTAAGGGATACAACTCCAACTCCAAAACAAAGAATAGATGTTGGTGTTTCCGGCAATGGCCCTGTAACGCCTGCCGTTATGGGGTACGATAAGCCACCCACAGTTCAGGGTGCTCCACAAAAAACCGCATTTGATGCTTATCGTGATGAGCGTTTGGCAACTGATCCCAATTATCAGCGTGAACTTCACAACAACCGCCGTCGCGGCATGGCTGGATATGGAGGAGCACAGACTGAAGAGTTAAAGGCAAAATACGAGCAACAATATAGAAATGAATGGTCTAAACTATCTCCGGATCAAAGGGCGGAAAAAGCAAATGACTATGTTGCCAATGGTGTAATCGGCAGTCAGAACTCTGTAGATACAAGTCGAATTAGGGATTTTGAAGCTAATCAAAAAACTCCTTCTGCATTTGAAAGATTAAATGGTCTTCCAGCCGGGGCAGGTAGCCAGACAACGACGTATAAAACTCCAGATCAGATCAATCAAAGCAGATCCAGCATGGGTCTTACAAATGGTACAACTCAATCTGAAATCGATCAGAATCGTGCAATTCTTCAACATCAGGTAGATCTTAAAAAGCAATTAGGTATTCAGTCTCAAGTTGGAAATGTTCTTTCTGTAGAAACAAATTCTCCGACTGGAAACATTTATACTCAAAATACTTCAGGTGTCCGAATGCCTAATGCGGATGCTTTTGTTGCAAAAAACCAAGAAATTGCTCAACAGCAATACAATAACAGGGGGGACGAATATCTTGGTGATCGAAACAATCAGGTAATGTCAGGGAAGGAATTTAATGAAATGCAAGATCGTATGGCTACCCCCCATAATCCTGCCCAACATACAAACGATCAAAATGTTTTTGTCAGTTACAGGCCTGATACAATCGGCGGAACAGGCCAATGGCACATACAGGGTGGGTCAAATAATGTGCCAGGTTATACAACACCAATGACTGTTGGTGACACTCCCTCTGGTTACATCAATGGAGTTCCAGGAAAACAGGCGATTGCTGATCAAATCAAAACCAACGAAAAAATTGCTGTTCCTGTTGCCGAGGGAATTAACCAGAAGGAAGGGAATGGTTTGAAAATGGGAACTCCGATCATGGATATGCTCCAGAAAGGAAATGGCCCATCTTCACCAAATCCTTATTCCAATCCTGAAAACAAAGTAGCCGGAGAGGAGACGGAACAGATGAAACGACAGCGTATGGCAGATAGCTACCAAGTTCCAGGTGCCATTCAAGCACAGCAGTCAACGCCAACTCCACCTTCTACAGACGTCTAATCTATGGCCGGAAAATCCATTGGTCAGATGATGGGGTATCCTGAGCCGTACAACACGGCCAACCCTAACTTGCCCGAACCATCTGTGTCGCCAAATCAAAATGGAGTACCGGCATTGGGATTAAGCGACACAAAGGCCTTGCCAGCCAATGAGCCAAACCTTGACCAAAACCTAGCGATCCAGCGTGCCAATCAGGCCGCTAGTGACAAGATGTGGAATTACCAAAGGAAGTCAGCTATGGAGGCCGCTGGTCAACAGCACTACACCGACGCTTTTGGAAATATCCAACCAGTTTTAGATCAAGCCACTGGAAAACCGCTTTTCAAAGAGCAAGATTACGTTGATTACGATGAAAAAGGTAATCCGTACCGCAGGCAGGTTGATAAGTTCGGAAATCAACAAATCAGCGATCCGGATGCCAATGCAAAGAGGTCATCAGTTTCAAATGATCCTGGAACTCTTTACAAAGAAAATAATTACAAACCTTGGGAACAGCTTGGAAATGCTTACGATATTGCAAAGCAATCAGGATGGGATCAGGCAACCGCAGATGCGGCAAAGAGTGTTTCTGACAATGGACGCAACGAAGTTAGCTCTGCCGCGAATGAGGGGATCAATAAACTCAAAGCAAAAGGTGAGCTAGATCTCGAAACTGCCAAGCAACGCGAACAACAGCTTCAGGCATCTACGGCAGAACTTTCAAAGCAACAGGACGCCATTACAAGCAATCCTGCCTATACCCAAACAAGTGGAGGATTCCTTGGGATTGGAGCCAAGCCAACTGATCAGGCCGCAAAGCTGAAATCACAAAACGACGCAATCCAATCGCAGATTGATACCCTGTCTCAGCAACAGCAACAGGCAACTCAGGATCGGATGAAGGCCGAAGCTGAAGACAAGAAAACAAAGCTCGAAGCACAGATGTTGGAGAATACCAACAAACTGAATGGCTATGAGGCCGTGGAGCAAAAGCGCCGGCAAGCATTGATCTCTCAGGGTAAGTCCAGTGATGAGATCGAAGCAGATCCAGTTCTCGACACGATCCAGAAGAAAAAAGACGAGGTAGGCCTTACCAAGAGCAAGGTCGAGCAACAGCATCAGATCATTACCCAGGCAGGGGATGCGGCTCAACGTACCTTTATGAAAGATCCTGCCACGCAGGATGACATCAATTCTCTGGATCAGATGCTTAAAAAGCATCAGGACAGCTTCCAGCAACTAAACGCTAAAGAGCAGGGACTTCAGGCAAAATTACAAGATGGAACATTTACTTCCAGTGATGAAAGGCAGGCGATTATTTCCCAGCTTCAGGATGTCCATGACGAAATGCACCATGCGGGAGCGGAGGCAAATGCCATCGAGCAGGTCAGGGGACAGGCAGTCAACTCCTTACACAACAACAACGGAGTCATTCAACCACAACCGGGTAAGCGTGAATTTACGATCAATGTAGATCCCAATAAATTCTCACTGAATTTCTCCGCTAATCGCATTCCTGACGAAAACTCTACAACGACTTCCATTCAGGCGTCCCAGCCGTCCCAAACTTCGAGTCCGACACCTATCGCGACTCCTGCTTCGAGTGCATCTGTGCCGTCCCAGCAGTCCCAACCTACCCCACAAGTTCCAGAATCGACTCCAAAACGCGAAGTAGGATTCTGGGAAGGATTAGGCAGGGGAATTACCGAAGGGGCGTCAAAAACAAACCAAATGATGATCGATGCGGCAACAATCATGCCGTATCTCTCTCAAAAAGCGGCAGAGGCGGTAGGAAGTGACGCCAAACCCTATGATTGGGCTGTCCAGCAGATCAAAAACTTCCAAAACAAAACCGGAATAGGCCAGCCAGGAGTAGATGCAAGTGCTATCAAGCCTACTGAACAACTTTCAAATCTTGGTACAGTTGGTCATGGACTAGGAACTATGGCGGCAGATTTGCCCCTCATGGCCGCTACTGGAGGTGCATCCGCTGAAGCACAAGGGGCTAAACTTTTGGGGGATGAAGCTCCAACGATCCTTCAGGCAATCAAAGATTCAGCTCCGCATTTTGAACATGGGTTGAAGGCCATGAGTATTCCAGCCGCCCGCGCTGGATCGGAACAAATCAAACAAGCCCAGGAACAAGGAGCAGACACTACTTCAGCGGTTGCAAAGGGAATTGCGACTGCCGTAGCGACCGACCTGACAGGAGTTATTCCCATGTCAGCCACAAGTGGAAGAGTGTTGTTAAAAGACTCATCGACTACGGCCAATCTCGTTAATGGAACGGCCCGATTCTTGGAAAGGGGAGTTATCGGATGGCTTGCCGGCATTCCTATCGGAGAAGCACAAAAAGTTGTTCAATCATGGATCGATGGAAAGCCGTATGTTCCTGAAGATCTTAAATCAATGGTACTCGATGCGGCCCCGATGGCACTCATGTCAGGTGCTCTTGGAGGAAGTACGGCAAAAGAGCAACCGAGTTCGGTAGAGTCGGCTCGTTTTGATAAATCCCAACCCGATATCAATGCCTATAATCAGAATGGTGGTACACAGAACTTTGTAGGCGACCTAAACAATCACTACTCGAATGTAGCGACAACGGAGCAACCGGGACTCAACAAGCAAAAGCAGTACGGAGCCGATGTCAAAACGGCACAGAACCTCAACTCCAACCTTCCAGAAGGATCCCAGCCCTATACTCCGGAGCAAATCGCCCTAGCACGCCAGATTAACCCGACTCCTGCCCCTGATCTTGCCGGAACTCAACGTCAGCTTGCCCAACTGGACGCTCAAATCGCCGATGCACAGGCACGAGGCCAAAAATCGCAGGGTAGGGGAGTTGAAGATGGAATCAATCACCCTCAAAATCTCTCGCTTGCCAACTCTGATCTTCAAGATGCGCTTCAGCAGAGGGCACAAATCCTTAATTCAGAAGTGGCAAAAGCCCAGGATGCCGGCCAAAAATCCGATCTAGCCCTCAAGGCGGCACAGGAAATCCAC